TATCGACTGAGTTAGAAGCTAGGTGTTACGAGACCAGTTCCACCGATGAGCGAGAAGGCATTTGGGTAGCGATTCGCTGTGAATGCGCTGTAGCCGTACACGATCATGGTGATGTCGAGCTCTGAACCCTTTGGCTGTTCGAAACGCAGCAACATCGGTTCGCCTGCACCCTGTTCCCACAGGTGTGCTTCTTGGCTGTTTCCGATGATGATGACATCTTCGTTACCACCTACGCCGTTAGTCGTGGTGACATTGGCATCGGTGATCACTGGCAGACCCAAGATGGTGTAGCCACTGTTTCCATACACAGGTGCGCCATTTCCAGACGAGAATGCAGGCTGACCGTTGAAGTTAGGTACAGGTACTGCAAGTGGTCGGTTCTGGGTATCGAGAGCAGCCAAGATGAATGCGAGTCGTCGTGGGTGCATCAAGATGAAGTTCGGGCCTGCGAAGAAGTTGGTCTGAATGCGCTGAATAGCGTCAGCCAACTTCGGGTACAGCTCAGGTACGGTCGGTGAACCGTCAGTGTAGGTGACTACCTGTGTGATCACATTGGTGAGTGATGTAGCACTGGTCGTGACGAACAATGAGTCAAGGTTCGTGTGGTAGGCAGATACGAGATCAGCCATCACGAGTGAGTCGATGTTCGTGCCACGCTCGATCGCCTGACGACTGACATTCTGCTGACCGGCGACGGTCTGCACTGCGATGTCGAGTTTGGTGTCGTCCATGTTGGTCTCTTGTACTGCAGCACCTTCGGTCTGTACAGCAGTTGCTGAACCTGTGGTGACTTTCGAGATCGAGATGGTCAGACCTGAGTCTGGCAACTGATGCTTGCGAGCTGCGTCAAGGAATGGTCGGCCTGCTCGTGCGAATGGTGCAGCCAGTTCGGTCAAGAACTGTGGAACGATCAAACCAGCGAAGTTTGCACTGGTGACATCACGACGCTCGATGCGCTCTTCGTTCATGTGACGAGCGAGACGCTCTTTGGCTGAGAAGTCGTTGCTGAACTGGGCAGCGTATGCGTCAGCTACGAACGAAACGCCGGCTTGTGGCGAGTAGGTGCGTGCTTCTGACTTTACGACTGCAGGTGCGATGACCTTCTCGATGCCGGCAGCTTTGCGTGCTTCAGCAGCTGCTGCATTGCGACCTTCGAGCTCTGCGTGGCGAGTGATCTGCTCATCGAGATCACGCACTACTTCGAGTGTCTGTGCGATTTGGGTGTCTTCTTCTTGTGAGAGTTCACGCTTCTCATCGGCTGCGATCGCCACGAGTGCGTCAGCCTTTGCGAGTTCAGCGTCACGCTTCTCGATTAGTTGCTTTGAGTAGGTCATGTTTATGTTTCCTTTGGGTGAGATATCTGATGGGTGTCTCAGTGGCTCACTCAGTGACCTAGTGGTCGGCTGTGTGCCGGCTGACTATCGCTGACGAGCCAGAGCGATCTGGGCTTTGCGCACAGAGACACTGGTCGTCGGTGAAATTGTACTTGCTGTATTTGAGTTGCGCAACTCAGCGACTGTGGCTTCGTAGGCAGGGAATGTCACGACGCTCACATCGAATAGTTGCACTTCTCGTAGCTCTCGCACAGACCTATCGTCAGACCATGCGTCTTTGATAGTTCGGAATGCGAAAGACATCTGGCTCATATCGCCACGACGCATCGCAGAGATCACTCTGGCTGCATCAGGGTTGAGTGGGTCGAGATCAGCGATCACCTTCAGGCCACGCTCGTCTTCTTCGAGCATCAGCGTGCCAGACTTCGTGCGTGCCAGTGGTACACCTTCGTGGTCGATGAGTAGGCGCACATCTGCGCCATCTTTGATCGTCTTCTGAAATGCGCCACGCTTGACATATTCGGTGAATGGCATCGGCTCTGATGGCGAATCGAATACAGCTGCATACCCTACGAGACGGTTGCCTGCTACATCTTCACGCATCTCTAGAGTGGTGTATGCCACTCGACGCTCATCTGCGCCAGTGATACACCAGCGATGCTCTACCTGCTCTATAGTGCTCATCGGCTCGATCATAGTTGGTGCAGTATTGTCTGCGCACCTAGTCTGCTGATCATCGAGTCTGGCGACGATCTGCTCTGCATAGTTCTGTGCTCGTAGTGCGCTCTCTCTACTAGAGCCACCACCCCAGAGAAGCATGGCGACCAGACCGGCTGTGATCTCGTCACCTTCTACAGCATCTAGATCACCGATATGGCGAGCTATCCATGCACCGATCTTGCGCCATTTGGCTTCGCTGATCTCACCAGCTGCCATGCGTCGAGCGTCAGCGACAGTCGCCGGCATGAGACCATCGCCAGATAGACCCTGCTCATGTAGCTCTAGCCCACGACGAGCCGATGATCTCATGTACTCAGGTGCACTCAGATCGATCTCGGCTCTGGCTTCGTAGCCCATCGATGACTCGTCTGGCTCTTCGATCTCTTCCATCTCGTCATCGTCTTCTGACTCGTATGAGAGTTTGGCTTGTGCCAGTATCCCGATGACCTGATCGATAGCTGCTACGAACTCGGCGTTTCGCTCATTCTTCTTTGATGGCTCTTTGAGATCGTCGATAGGTGTCAGGGTCGAGAGTTTATGGCCGACGAGCCTGTCTGTGGCCACCCACCCATCATCGCTCTGCGCATATACCCTGATCAGTGCTGCAGGGTCATCTGGTGTGCCAGTAATCGTGAATGAGCTGTCAGGTATGTCGATGCTGTCGTCTGTGACGATGCGCTCGATCTTTCCACGAGCACGACCACCTGATGAGTTCCATGATACGAAGTCACCTGATGAGACAGCTCGACTGCTCACATCACCTATCGGGTCGATGTCTTCGCTCATAGATACCACCACCATTTGATCGATAGCATCTTGTTTCGAAGCATGGCAGCCGATCGTCGTATATGTTCCATCGCTCTCTTCTTTCACTGTTGCCCATGTCGAGCAATCAGACTGCGTGTCAGATATTCCGAATGGCATGCCTAGTCACCATCGACTGTGATGATGCGCACGACTTCTGTTTGACCTGATGCACAGATGCCCCAGAGACCATCGCCGGCAGGCAGACCACCCTGCAAGGGTGCAGTGTGTTTCACGATAGGGAAGCCCTGAGCTGCTGTCACATTCGGCCCACCGATATAGACAGTGCTGTTACCTTCGATCTGTAGATACACAGGTCGGTTGATGTCGTCACGCTCTACGAGCTGTGTCACAGTGTCAGTCACTGTCACTTTATAGGCTCTCATGGCTGTGGTGGTACTGCGTCAGTACCTACTACCTGTGATGATGTAGGTGTGATGAATATGTCGCCACCTTCGTATGGCTCTCGGTTCTCTAACTGTCGAGCTTCGTTCGGTGACATAGTGCCAGAGAGTATCTGTGTCTGATGTGCCTGTACACGAGTCTGCAGGTCTGCTCTTTGGAACTCGTCAGCGTTGAATCGCACACGCTGAGTGAGTGGCAGCATCTCTGAGATCGCATCTTCGAGACGACGCATGAATGGCAGCAGTGTGTATCGCACAAAGTTAGTGCCGGCAGATTCGATGTTCTGATATGTCTGTGAGTCTCCACCAGTGCCGTTGATCAGGTGCAGTGGGATACGGTACACACGAGAGATATCACGCACGATCGCTTCACGATGTTCGAGCATCTGCATGTCAGCTGCACTAGTAGTGATCGATCGCCACTTCAGACCACCAGTGAGCACAGCAGGTTTGCGTCGTCGCACATGTGAGTCTTCCCACGAGTCACGCAGTATCTGTGCCTGCTCTGTAGTGATAGTCGTGTCAGTCTCTAGCACGCTAGATGGTGTTCCACCTTCACCATAGAACTGCGATAGGAATCTATCCATAGCGATAGACATACCAATGGTGTTCTTCATCGCTTCGAGTGGTGAGATACCTACCTGCTGATTTGGTAGCAGTAGCCATCTGATCGGTCTGATCTCTTTATCGGTCAGCGTCTCAGTCTTGCCGAGCGTATAGACGATCGAGCCATCATCTGAGTACACCATGCCCTTGATATCTTTCGGGTGAATGTTGCGCATCTCTGATGGCAGACCACCTGCAGTG